GTAGATTGATCTATTACGTTAAGAACTCTGTGATTTAAACCTGAACCTTGTGCATAAATAATAAAATCTGAATCTGTGCTTAACTTGTATTCTACTTGGTAAAAATCAACAAAGCTATCAGGAGAAGCACCTATTGCTACATCTAAAGCAACGATTACAGTTCCATCATTGTATTCAATCAATTGGTCAGATAATGTAACACTTGCTGGTGGTTGAACAACATTTGGATTAGGTAAATTAGTTGATGGAATAGTTGCTTGTTCAGTTTTACTAGCCCAAGTATAATGTGAATTTTGATGTTCAGTTAAATTTAAACCAACTGTAAAATCTTCATTAAATGAAATAGATATAACTCTAAATGGTTTTGCAGAAAAACCTAATGAACTATGTGTAATATTTACAATATCTCCTATGGCTAAATCATAAGCATTACCACCAGCATTTATGCTTAATTGTATTGCTTCTCTTGATCTTCTCAAAATAATCTCTGCCATTTCCTCTGCTTGATAAGTAGATGTTATGACTTGTCCAAAGTCAAATCTGCCCTCAAGCAAAAAACCCCCATCTGCCGACTTCATAGTTGCGTGACGATCTGCAACATCTAATCCTGAATCATCTATTGGTGGAAATTGAACTTCATCTACTTGGAAATTTTTTTCAGGCGATACATAAGAACAAATCACTCTGTTATATTTATCGTTTTTATTTGGACTTGAAACAGAAAATCCACCAAATATATCATCTTCTGTTAAAGTAATAGATGCAGTTCCTGTCGTTTCAATAACTAATTTATATTTACCAGATGTGTAAGGTAGATAGCCTCTACAACCTTTTAAAAGAGTTCTAGTATTATCTATAATTTTTTTAGATGTATCTAATACTGCATTTGCATCAAAAATATTAATATCACTACCACCTGAATATGGTGTTACTTGTGTTACACAGACTTGTGAAGCATCATAAAAACTTTGTAAATCAATATCTGATGTTGCTAATCCTTTTCCATATCTTTCGTTTCTTAAATAATCTAATAAACAAAAAGCTGGATTAGTTGAAAATGTCGGACTTGACTCAACTAAACTTGAATTTAATGTAACTACTTTTTTACCCTCAATTAATGTTTGTATTTTTGGAATAGAACCAAATACATCTTGATTCCATTTAAAACGAATTGCAAGATAAGCTAAACCAGACAATTTGTGGTTTGACCCCCAATTAGATAAAGTTGATAATAATGTTGATGCTGATTGACCGTCTGTTCCATAATGAGGTTCTACTCTAATTAAACTTTCTCCATCTTTATAAAAGTTAGCATCATTACTAGCAACTTCAACAGCAGTATTATCAGAAAAAGAAGATGCAAAAGTAACTACCTTGTCATCTATTTTAATTTGTTTTACATCGTTAATTTCTCCCTCTGCTAATATTATAGCGATATATAAATATTGATTATCAGTTCCTGAAGTTTGCACAAATATTCTAATTCCACCGACTAATCTTGTTCCATAAACAACTGGAATATTTGCGTCATTAGATTGTTTATTTAATAAAACACCAGTTTCAAAATCATCTGGTTCGCTTATACCAAAATCAGGAATATCTGGTGTAGGCACAAGCCATGATAAGGCTTTACTAAATACCTTTACTACTGGTTCTATTATTTTTTCTACAATACTTCCCATTTAACTATGAAACTTTCTTTTAAATTTTTTAGATACTCTATAAATGTTGTTGTTATTATCCAATCTTAACCAATTAATACACTCATTAGTTTTTAAATAATCTTTAAAATAATTATAAACCCAAGACATAACCATTCTTGCATTTCTTATAATGACAATATCATATAACCATAAATTAGTTCCACTTTGCCAAGTGTTGTTTTTAATAATACCTTTTTGTTTATAATAATCTTCGTTTTCTTTATTTAAAAAAGCCCAATTAACAAAACCATACAAACCTTTATCATCTTCAAATTTTTTGAATTGATTACATTGTATAGATGGCAAAATATGATTATGTAAATCTTTGTTAGAATTACTTTTATATTTACTAAACTTTTTGTATAAATTAACAATATCTTCCATTATGGTCTGCCCCATTTTATATCTTGCACTGTTTGTGCTGAAAATTCCATACCAACATCTGTACTAAAAAATCTTTGTTGTGAAACATTATTTGTTTTTCTACCACTTTTCTTATCAAAATTAGCCCAATGAGAAGTAACATTTAAAATAACTGTGCTTTCTTTTGTTGTTTCAGAAATTTCAAAAGTATCTATTTGGCCATCATATAATAAAAAAGGGTCAGCTATAATACTATTAGAACTATCTAAAAAACCACGAAAAATAGTTACTGCATCATTAACTACATTCTCATTTAAACAAGTAGATATAAGTGTTTGGTCTGCACCTGAAAAACCTAATTTTAATGAAGTTTTAGTTATATCTACTTCTTCTGTAAAATTAGATATACCCATAATAAGACTAGAGGGTGCATAAGTAACTGATGAGCCTGAAACTGATGATGTTAAAGAAAAAGAGCAATCAGTAAAATTAAGAGGAGTGCCAAAACCAATAGTTATAAGATGTATTGGTCGTAAATCATTTGTTGCTAATTCGTTCTTTATTGCTGTTGTTAGGCTTCTGGTCATATTCTTCGTAAGTTGTTTGTGTTACACTTTCTGAACCTTTTAACATAGTATAATCAAATTTGCTATTAGGTTTCTTATACTCTTTTAGATCATTAATATTACTATCAATTTCATCTTCATTAACAATCGCTTCGGCAATAAAATCAGCAGTTATTTTGTGGGTTATTTTATATTTTTTCATTAAAGAGTTTCTTCTACATCAAATTCAAATTGATATAAAAATGCACCATCTTTAGCTGTTCCTACTGCACCAAATTCTTGAATATCATTTGTTAAATGTACAGTAAAAGGAACATTGTCATAAGTAACTGCTGAATTATCTGCAAGTGCTGTAAGTAAAGGTGGCTCAATTGTAATTGTTGAAGCATTACTAGAAGCCTGAACATCTGCAACAATCATATATATTTTATCATGTGAAGCAAATTTAATAAAATCTCCTGATTTAAAAGCATTTGGATTATCATTTGCATGACCATCTACTGCAATCGTTGTATCTCCTACTGCATGAACTCCATTAACTAAAATTGTTCCTGTTTCATTACCTCTAGCATTTTTAATCTCTGGTGGTATTATTGTAAAATTTTCTTTACCTGATCTTTGTTTCACAATAAATGCCATTAACTCTCCATAAACATCTGATCTAGTTCCAGTAATAATTCTAACTGTAAAACCGAATCTTTGATTATCTATTTGTCTTGCAAGTTTCTTACCTGACACAGATTTAGATATAATAGTATCTTGAATAGATTTTATTCCTAAAGTTTGAAATTTAGCAGAAGATATTGGAAAAGCACCTGACATTAGATTATTGCACCTCTCCCTCTTTCATTAACAGATTCATTTATAATTCTTGATATAGTTCCTCGTCTTTCAATTAATAACTGATCTATACCAGCAGCATTAACTGCATTGATTGTAAAATTAACATTTACTGCACCACTATTTCCCCCACCTCTAGCTGATTGTGTTATTTGTCCTGATGAATTTGGTATAAACATTTCTGGCCCATTTTCTCCAACCATGTATGGTTGGTCTTTTTGAACTGAACCACCTGATGCTCTTTTTCCAAACCCACCAAAACTCATAGAACTTCCACCAGTTAAAACTGCTAACATAGCTGCTAATGCAACTTGTATTTTTAATTCTTGTGTATATTTTCTTGCTATATTTAATCTTTTATTTTCTCCTTTTTCTAATTCTATTCCTAATAGTTTTTGTATTCCCATTCTAATAACAACTTCAATTAATAATGCTAAAGTATTAACAAGTGCGTCTGCTACCATTTTTTTAAACGATTTACCTAAATCTTCTCCAAGTATAATTGCTCTTGATAAAGAATTTGAAAAAGATGTAATACCAGCATTTAAACCCTCAACTATTGTTGTTTTAATATCAGAAAATTTATTTCTTATATTTTCTAAAGCTGTATCATTTAATTCTCTAAATTTTTGTATTGCTTTTTCAGTAGCAGATGGAATAGCAACTGATAATTCATGTTCAAATTCATGTATTGGTTGTAATATTAATTCTACTTCTTCTTTATATTTTCTCATCATTATAGCATTTTCTCTAGCAGTATTTCTCATAGAAATATTTTTATCTACTGCTTCTGATAAACTTTCAATAGTTTTATCTATTTGTGCATTAAGTTCTTTAAATGTTAAAGCTGTTGCCGCAACTGATGCCGCAACTAATGTTAGACCAACACCAGATAAAGCCGCAAGACCTCTTAATCCAGCAAGTACAGGAACGATAGCTTTTCCTAAAGAAATCATAAAAGCTACAATTTTGACAGCTATTAGTATTTTGAAAGCAGTAATTATTAAATCAATATTCTCTTTTAACATTTTAAAAATATCAACTAAACCAACAACAGCTTTTGCAAGTGTTGTGCCAAATCCTATTGCTATTCGTTCAATGCTTTCAGCATTATTGACTAAAAATTTATCTAAATCGCCAAATTGTCTTTTTAGTTCAGCAAAGAAACCAGCATCAAGTAGTGTTTTTTTAAAAGCAAAAATTTTATCTCCAATCATTGATAAAGTACCCTCTAATGTTTTTGCTAATTCATCTGTT